AACTTTTATATATTTATAACGGAGAATAATAATTAAAAAATGGCAAGAACTAATTTATCATTAGGAAATTTATACAGAGCAGTAAGTGGTTCGGTTAGAACTTCACAACAAGTTTCAATAGGAGGTTTAGGTGGAGCAACTGCCAATTCTTCTTTATTAGGATTTGCAACAGATGCAATTACCGTAACAGTTCCTACCTACACATATATAGTTGAAAGCACAACTGAAAACGCACAATTTTCTTTTGCATCTACTGGTTCTTTATTTTATTCAAAAGTTCAACAGGTTGCAAACAATTATACTTGCTCATTTGATAATGCAAATTTTTCCGCAGGAACTAGAACATATTCATCAGGTCCAACGGTAGTTCCTTTAACACCGGCATCTATTGCAGTATCAAACTATTCGGAAGCACAATCCGTTTTAACTATGGGGTATGCAGACGGATATAATTTAGCTGCAACAAACTATGGAGTAAAAAGCACTAAAACATTATATGCAGTTGATGTATATAACACAATTAACCAACCTGATTTCTGTTTATTATTTGGAACACAGATAACTCTTGCAAACGGAACTTCTATAAATGTAGAAGATTTGGTAGTTGGAGACAGAATTAAAGCATGGGTGCCAGCAGGATTACCAGATGAATCACAAAGTCCTGAATCCGACCAAGTTGATTGGAGATTCTATATGTTAGAAGAACAATCTGGTTCGGCACAAGATGTAGTTGTGAATGATATTACATTTAATTTTGCATCTGGGTATTATGATTTAAATAACGGGTTAATTAAAGCAACCGGAACTCACCCTTTATGGGTATGGGATGGTGAAATAAACAAATATCATTTTAAATCAATACAGGATGTTATTATAGGTGATAAGGTTGTAAAATATGATGAAGTAAATGGTTTAACTGAAATTGAAGTAATTGATATTGGTGTTGTAGAACAAGATATTGAAATTGTAACACTTAACGTTGAAAATGCTGACGTTTATTTGGCAAATGGTGTAATATCGCATAACAAAGGAACTACAACACAACCATACATTCCATCATCTGGATTGAGAATGTATTTAGACCCATCAAAATCGGCATCTACATCCGGAACTTCAACTGCGGACTGGTTAGATTTGGGTGGATATAACACAGGTGTTAGACCAGCGGGTGTTTCAAATTCGGCAGGATATAGTGGAGCAAACCCATCATATAACAATGGTGCAACTAGAATTGATAAATATTGGACATTAAATGGAAGTAATACATTCTGGTTTAAAGATAGAAATTCCAATATAAACGGTGGTATAACTCAATTTGATGTTTCAGCAATGACATTTATTGCATGGGTTAGACAAACTGCAAATCAAAATGCCACTTATGGTGGATTGTTTTCAAAAGAAGGAGCAGATAGAGATTACAATTTTTATCTATATAGTAGTGGTGCAACTGCTTGGAATGGTTTCCATTTTGCAACTGCAAGAGGAACTGTATCAAATTCCGTTCAAACGTTTACTGCACCTGCATTAAATGCTTGGCATATGGTGGGTGTAACTGTATCGGCAGCGGCAGGTATTGCATATTATTTAAATGGAAGTAGTGTGGGAACTGGAACAGTTTCTGCATTTACGGCAACTACGGCATATGATATTAAATTAGGAAGAGCAGATAATTATGCAAACTGTCAATTAGGTCCTGTATTATTCTACAATAGAGTATTGAGTTCAACAGAAGTTACACAGGTATATAACTATTTCCAACCAACATACAAACCATAATTGTTGTTTTGAAAATAATTTTTATATTTATATTGAGATAATAAAATTTTTAAATTTAGCATTAAAATGGCAGACAAAATAGTATCACCAGGTGTTTTTACAAAAGAAAACGACCTATCATTTTTACAACAAGGTGTAGCTGATATTGGTGCAGCATTCATCGGACCTTTTAAAGAAGGACCAGTAGTTCCTACGATAGTAAATTCTCAGGCAGAATTTGAAACTTTATTTGGAACAGTTGATGATACATACTACACACCATTAGCAGTTCAATCATATTTAAGAGAAGCAGGAACTGCTACAATTTGTAGAGTTGCGGGTATCGGTGGATACATTGAAACTGCACCTTTATTATTGACTGCAACTTCGGGAGCAGTATCACAATCATTGGGTATCTTATTTAATACATCTACAAACTCAAACGCAGGTTTATACGGAGCAAACGTAACTGGTTCGGGAAATGGAGATTTTATATTACATACTAATAGTGGTAGTTTAGATTTAACTGCATCATTAGATTCATCCGATTCAAATGATATTGAAGCAGTATTTGGAACATCTGCATTGGGAGCAAAAACTGCATACTCATACGGATTCTTCAAAAACTCTTCTATCTCATTTACTGCTGCAACATCTGCATCGGTAACAGTATTAGGTAATCAAGATTTTACAAATGATGCACAAGAGGCAATCACTCCTTATATCCAATCACAATTAATTTCAGGAGATAGATACAATCTATTTAAAGTTGAAACATTAGGTGTTGGAAATGCGGCAAATACAAAAGTTAAAATTGCAATCACAAACATTAAAGCAGCTGGTTCTGTAAATGGAACTGATTATGGTGTATTTACAGTTGTTGTAAGAGATTTTACCGATACAAACAAAAAGAAAGTAGTATTAGAAACATTTGCAAACGTAAATTTAGACCCTAATTCTCCTAACTTTATCAGTAGAGTAATTGGTGATAGAAAATTATCTATCTCTGCAACTGGTAAAATTACAGAAACGGGTGATTGGGTGAATAACTCAAAATATATTAGAATTGCAAACTTAAATGCAACTGCACCGGTTCAAGCAATTCCATTCGGACACGGAGCTTATACTTTACCTGTATCAGCATCGGCAGCAATTGGAGCATTGATTCCAGAAGTAACATTCATCACAGGTTCTACTACACAATATGGTGGTATTGACTTAGATGGTAATACTGATAACTCAATCTACTTAAAACCAATTCCTGATGGAGCAGGTGTAGGTGAGAACTCTGCATTTGGATTAGATGCATCAAACGGTGGTTCATTAACAGTAGGTTCAACATCGGCACAATTTGTTGTAGCATTCCAAAACGGATTTGATGGTATGAGCCCGGCAACTCCAATCTACAAAGGAACTGAAATAACCGCAGGAAATACACAAGGATTTAATTTAACAAATTCATTATCATCTGGTTCAATTGCATACGGAAAATTGATTTCGGCATTATCAAACGCAGATGAATTTGATATTAATATGGTTGTAGCACCTGGTGTAAATAAAAATCAACACTCATCTACATTCACATCTATTTTAGATATGGTTGAAGCTAGAAGTGATGCATTCTTTATTGCAGATGCTGGAAATGCTAATTTAACATTAGAACAAACTATCACAGAAGCCGATGGTGTTGATTCTAACTACGCAGCATTCTACTATCCTTGGGTTAAAACAATTGACGTAAATACAAACAAACTTATCACAGTTCCACCATCGGTATTATTGCCAGGTGTATTTGCATCAAACGATAGAGTAGCAGCTGAATGGTTTGCACCAGCAGGTTTGAACAGAGGTGGTTTGACAGGAGCAGTTAGTGTATTGAATAGATTAACACAATCGGAGAAAGATTCATTATATGAAGCAAAAGTAAATCCAATCGTTCAGTTCCCAGGACAAGGTATCGTTGTATTCGGACAAAAGACATTGCAAGATAAACCATCTGCATTGGATAGAATTAACGTAAGAAGATTATTATTGACTGTTAGAAAATACATCGCATCTACTTCAAGATATTTAGTATTTGAACAAAATACTGCTGAAACTAGAAATAGATTCTTAAATATCGTAAATCCTTATTTGGAGGCAATTCAACAAAGACAAGGACTTTATGCATTTAAAGTAGTGATGGATGCATCTAACAACACACCAGATGTAATAGATAGAAACATTATGAAAGGAGCTATCTATTTACAACCAACTAAAACTGCTGAATTCATTCAAATTGATTTCAACATTTTACCAACTGGTGCCGCATTTAACGGATAATTAAAAAATTAGAT